CCGTATTTTCCGTCTTTACTGATAACAATTTCTTGCTTCAACATTCTGCCCAAACATGATTTTACTGTTGAGTTATTTATTTTTGTTTCCTTGCTGATTTCTTTCGGGCCTAACATTTTGGTTTTTACTGATTGGGTAATTTGTAACCAGTTGGTGTTTTTTGATACTTTCTCGTTTTTGTTTACCGCTGCCCACTTCATCGCCTCGGAATCAAACTCCAGATCATAACGATGTGATCCCATGTCACGCCCCGTAATTGTCAGAAAACCATCAGGCAAGGCTTCATTTGTTTTATCGGTCTTTTCCTTTTCATGATTTTTTGACAACATTATCATGCAATCAGCGCATCCTTGAATTGCTACACTGCCCAGGATGCCGGAAAAAGGATTATCGCCGCTTCCGGGAGTGGCTTTTGACTTATGTGTAATCATAATTAATGCAATATGATTTGTGATTGCCCATTTTTGAAGCGGTGTCAAAACTGAATAATAATGATTATAATCTGATATTGACTGAGGTTTTTCTGGAATAATGAAATTCATTGTATCAACGATGATTGCCCGCGTCGCCGGGTAAAGCATGAACATTTCATCAACTGTTTTGGAAAACGACTCCAACGCCGGATTTATGCCGCCTGTTACCAGGACAAATTTTTCAGGCCACAAATTACATTGCTGTTGAATACGTTCTTTAACGCGGCGTTCTGGGTCTTCCATGGAAACATAAATTGAACCCCCCTGAACGCAGGACATATGCCCCAGGCATTCCGTGCCGGTAGCAATCGCCGAACAAATATCAACAGCCAGTAATGATTTTCCCGATTTTGGATCTCCGGCAATCACGGTCAACCCCTCTGGTATTAATCCATCAACCGCCCACCGAATGGGCGGGAAATCCTTATCGCGTAATTGTTCGGCAGTAATAACACATGATTTCCACGTTGTATCGTTTTCAATAAATATTGTTCCTGACTTTTTACGGCAAAATTCAACCAGTTTTTTAATTTCGCCGTCTTTTGCCCGTTTTACCTTGACCGGATCGGGACATAACCGGTCAACCAGCGATGTAACGTGTTCAATGATCTGTGAGTCGGCCCAGTCGGTAGTGCGCACGAGCCAGCCTGAAGCGGCTTTAATTCCCTGGTGTATCGTACCGGATTGAAATTGATCAAACACATAATCCCATGAGAACTGACCCAACGCCGATGAGGCTGGTGTTTTTTCTGTGATTTCGACTCCATTCTGGGGAAATGTGCCGAGTTGATATGTTTCTCCGTCATGCCATTTAGCGTAAAAATCATCAACAGATACGGCAGGCACTCTTGGTGTGAACCAGGGTTGTGATAATGTCATGTTTTCAACAACGTTACGCACATGCAGACCGGAACGGTGTAAATATCCAATGATCTCATTTACTCCCTGATGCAAATCTCCGGCGTCTGTCAAATCATTACAGGGAATACATAATCGCCACTTATGCCTGCTGTTTATAACGTCATTGCTATATGAGGTGTAAATGACATGAGTTATTCCGGCATTGACCATTGCGGCATGGACGGGCTGCGGAGGGCAACAAGATGAGCCGTCATTTTCGAGTTGATCGCCATCGATGATTATCATTTCCGGATGTGTAATCGACGCATCACACCGCGGCCCCGCGCAGTATCCACGCACAAAATAATCGCCATTTTTAATTCCAATAACCGGCTTGGCAACCAGATCAACAAATTCGTCCCATGTTTCAATTATTTCAGTGCTGTAAAGAGTAGCAAAACCACCACGGAATAGAGATATTTTCATTTTTATTTACTCCCATTTGTGCGTAATTCTTCGACTGTTTCCGCCTTTATCTTCCGTCGTCCGCCGAACCACACAAACGGTATTTTACCTTCCTGGATCATTTTGATAATCCAGCTTTGCGACACCTCAATCGCTTCGGCTGCCTCCATTGTCGTGTACCATTGTTTTTCGTTTTCCATATGTTTTTACTCCTTTAAATTTGTTAAAACGGGCAATCATCCTCATATAAAGGGACATCCTCACCTTCAAGCCCGATTCCGGTATCTTCGTGTTGTATGATATTTTTCACTTCGGGATAATTCCCATTAATATCAACTATTAACTCCATCGGGACAACAAACTCATTGACCGCACGGCGTTCAAACTCTTCACACGTTTCCGGGTACGGATCAAACCCGCCCATTTCCTTCCAGCGTTTTGCCCCCGCTGACACAGCATACCCATTATAATAATCTTCCATGCAAAACCAGACTGACAAAAACCGAAAACGATTACAGATAAATGAGCATTTGCCTAACTGCTTCCCGTTTTTAGATTGGTGGATTGTCATATAGATTTCAGCGGGCCGGACAACTACCGGCGGATCAGGTTCAAACGAAACGTCCTTCATCTCTGGCACAAACGCCGCTTCGACTATTTCCGGGGCTGGCCACTCGTAGCCGCAGGTGTCGCATTTACGCAATGCCTGGTGACACTCGGCGGCGCATTGCGGGCAGAATTTCCATATAGCGTCTTGTTTTTCCTTGCCCTCAATAACACGTTTTGGAATATCCGCCTTGATTTTATCGATGTTCGTCCCAAATCTGACCGTATTATCCGTCAGGTCAAGCAGGAAGCCGTTTTCTTTGCCGGGGCTTGTGCGCAATACCCTTCCAATGGCCTGAACGAACAGGCGGGCGCTCAGGGTGGGCCTGGCGAATACCAGACAATCCAGGGCCGGGTAGTCAAATCCCTCCGCAAGGATATTGACGCTGGTGCAAATTCGGGCATCTCCCGACTTCCATGTATTCAGGGCAATTATTCGTTCAAGTTGTGATAATTGACTATGTACTGTCACACAAGGCTCATCTTCATTGATTAATTTTTTCAGCTTTTCAGCATGATCTATGGTACAACAAAAAACGCATACACGTTTAAATTCCTTACAATATTCCTGTATTGCTTCCCGTCCTGTTGACAAATGAACTTCCCGGCACATAATCTCACCGAGTTGGTTTAAAACATAATCACCAGATGTTGAAACCGTTGACAGATCCCTGGTTAAACTATCGGCGTGGGCGACCTTGCCATGCAATGGGACCAAATAACCGCCATCGCGCAGATGCTGATATGTGATTCGGTGCGAAATACTGTCAAACAGGTTTTTTTCCGGAGCGATGCAGGCCGACCCGTAGATCATTCCATGACCTAAGCGGTACGGAGTGGCCGTACAGCCTAATATGCGCATGTAAGGTTTTTTCGATTTTAGATAATCTAAAACCTTCCCATATTCACCGTCAACAGTAACGCCGTGGACTTCATCCAGAATGACCAAATCAGCCCCAGGGTAACTATCCATCATGCCGACAAACGATTGAACAGTGGCAATCGTAACGCGTCCATCGATATATTTTGATTTCAGTCCAGCGCAACAGATAGTCAATTCACGCTCTGGAATGCTGGTTTTTTTCATTAAATCAGCATGGAATTGCATGATTAATTCCTGCTTGTTTACCAGAATCAAAAAACGTCGGTCAGTTTCCTTGTAATATGTGTTGATCATCCGGCAGATCGTGACTGTCTTTCCGGCGCCCGTTGCCGCGACAAACAAAACATTCTGCTTGACCTTTAATTCCTGATCTAATTTGTCCAGGGCTTCCTTCTGGTATTGTCTTAACTCAAAATTTTCCATATATCCTCAAGGCAACGTATTATGTAATATTTCCCCCCGGCGGCTTCTATTTCTGCTTGCGCTTTTTTCTGTAATGCCGATTGTCGTCCGGTAGTTGTTTTTATCTCCAGACCAATGAACAAACCATCAAAACACACTGAAATATCAGGAGCTCCAGGCTTTCCTGTTTTAAAAACCCTTCCCTGCTCCGTCCGTACCATTCCAGCGGCTGACCGGAAATAATAGATAGGTTTTTTTCTTGACAGGAGTTCAAGATAATCCAAGACTCCCCGTTGAATCTGCGCTTCTGTTGCTATTCGCATCTTGTACTCCTTCCTTTTTAGCATTTTTTTCAGATACCCATTCCAGAAACTTACCGCACACAGAACATCGGCGTGAATATTTATGCGGGCCTTTTGGTTCATAATAGACTAACCCTTTGTCATCTTGATGGTTTATGCAATTAATCATCGGCAATCTCCTTTCTTGTTTTCTGCACAATATCATAAATAAAAAAAATATCAATAAAAAAAGAAAAAAAAGATTGACAAGAAAAATAATTTATTTTATAAGCGTAGCTAAATACAGAAACGAAGATGCAAACTGGACTGCGTCGGGATTTCTCAAAGGAGGCAACATGAAAGATTTATTGAAAAATTTCCTCATAGCAAAAAGCATTGAGGAAGCGGCGCGTGAAGGACGCATCGCAGCGGAAGAGGCCATCATCGCAAAGATGGGAAATCTTAAACTCGAAGGCACGATGACAAAGGAGGTAGAAAATTATAAGGTCGCCGTCACAACCAAACTGACCAGGACGCTTGATTATGACAAATACGTCGCCCTGGGCCTGCCGAAAGCACTGCAATTCGTTGAATTTAAGCCTGTAATCAATCTGACGGCATACAGGGCAGCTTCGTTTGTTAATCCTGCCATTGCCCTCTGTGTAACCAGCAAGCCGGCAAAGACCAGCGTTAAGGTGGAGGTGATCGAATGAACCTCCAGGACTTGATCAAAACCACCCGACAAAGTAAGCCGCCTCGCATAGTTTTACACGGCATCCACGGCATCGGAAAGTCCACATGGGCAGCAGGCGCACCGGCGCCGATATTCATCCAGACCGAAGACGGTCTGGTGGCTATCGATGTTCCGCATTTTCCGGTAGCAAAAACTCTTGATGAATTTTTCGGCTATATGGACATGCTGATCAATCAGTCACACGAGTATAAAACGGTCGTCATCGACACCGCCGATTGGCTTGAAAAATTGATCTGGAAGACGGTTTGCGATGAAAACAAGGTAACTTCCATCGAGAAAATCGGTTATGGAAAAGGTTATGTTTTCGCAATGCAGTATTGGGAAAAGTTTTTCAATGGAATGAACCTGCTCCGCGACAAAGGCATGGCCTGCGTCATTCTGGCGCATAACGAGATTAAATCATTTTCACCGCCGGATGGAGATCCGTATGATCGTTTTCAAATCAAACTCCATAAAACAGCGGCGGCGAGGCTTGAGGAATGGGCCGACGTTGTTTTGTTTGCCGGATTTTCCGTAACGGTCAACGCCGACACAGGCAAGGCAATCAACAATGCAGAACGTGTGATACACACGACAAACAAACCGGCGTGGCGAGCAAAAACACGCTATGTTTTACCGGACACTTTACCGCTTAACTTTGTTGAATTATTAACAGTTATAAAAAATCAACCCAATAAAGGAGAATAAAAATCATGGCAAATTTACAGGGAATAAACATTGACGCGAATGTTCAGGAAGCCGGAAGTTTTATCGTAGTCCCGGAAGGCGTATATAAAGCGGTCATCGCCGGAGACAAGATCGTATCCACTAAAGATGGCAAGGGGAAAATATTGGAACTGACCATTCAGATCGTTGACGGATCCCATACCGGATCGACAATCGTTGACAGGCTCAACATCGTCAACGCCAGTCAGCAGGCGCAGAATATTGCTCAGGGCACCCTTAAGCGAATTTGCGGAGTTTTACGCGCCCCCTTCCCGCCGCAAACAACCGATGCACTGATGGGAAAGCCCATGCTCGTGACCGTCGGCGTTGAAGAATTTACCAGCAACAAAACAGGAAATGTTTTGAAAAGCAACAAAATCAAAAACTATGCACCTATCCCGTCCGTTACGGCAACTACTCCGGCGGCGGTGCAGGGATGGTAAACTCAATCATTGACATGATTGAGGCCAAGCGAGCCGGGGATAACATTCCCCGGCAATACTTGGGACTTTCCGAGATCGGGCATAAATGCCCCCGGTGGTTGTGGTATGCTCATCACAATACACCGCAAAAATTAGTCGAGGGGCGCATCATCAGATTGTTTCGGACGGGGAATATTATTGAAGATGCGATCATCAGCGATCTGGAATCAATCGGCATTGAAGTGACAGACCGACAGCGGGAAGTTGAAATCGTCAACGGGGACATAGTTTTAAAGGGGCATATTGACGGGATAGTATCCGGGCAACTTTTAGAAATCAAAAGCGCGGGAGAAAAGTATTTCAAGCAGCTTTTAAAGGTCGGTTATGAAAAATGGAATCCGAAATATAAGGCCCAGGCGCACGTTTACATGGTTTTGTGCGATCTGGAAGAGTGCATGGTGGTAGTCGAGAACAAGAATGACTCAAACCTCTATATTGAAACACTGAAACTTGACCGCGACTATGTGACCAAATTATTAATCGATGTATTTGCAGCCATAACATTGCCCGAACCGCCCGAGCGGATATGCCCGGATATGTCATGGTATGAATCAAAATGCTGCAAATATCAGGAAGTCTGTTTCACGTGAAAGGGGAGGATGACTAATGTTCGAGAAATTCAACACAATCGCCACAGCAGTAACAAAAATAAACCAGCACAAGGTCGATGACGCTATTTGCCGGTTTATCGGAAGGCACTGGAAGGGGTTTCTGATGGGGTTTTTTACGCTGGCGATATGGAACATTATTATTAGGTGGGTGACAGTATGAATAATGCAAAATTGGCTAAAAAAATAGCAGGCAGAATATTAAAAATGGATGGGCCAAATAAAAAGGAAGGATACCGTTTAGCAATTATGTTTCGTGGAGAGAACGGGAAAGAAACAAGCCCAGGAGGAAGAAATAAAGATACATTGGTGGAATGTATCTTGAGTGTGCTGAATGATTATAATTATTAGCCCAACGCAGACATCAGCCGGAGCGCAGCGATCGGGTGGATGGACAGGTTATAATTATTTATTCCTCTGCCGTGGAATAGACAGAAAAGGAGATAGATAGATGATACTAAAAATTAACAAAAATGGCAAGACGGAAATAC